AAAGGAAGACAAGCAAACGGAATCAGTCCTAACTTCGTTCACAGTCTCGATGCAAGTGTCGCTCAACAGACAGCGACCAAGGCGAAAGCTGCTGGCATTGAGTCATTGGCGATGGTACATGATTCTTTTGCGACGCACTCTACGCATTGTGATAAGCTGTCACAGCTAACAAGAGAGACTACAGCCGATATATTTTCTACTGATCAACTCGCAAAGTTTCGCGACGAGATCTCAACACAAACAGAGAAGGAGTTACCTGAGCTACCGACCTATGGAAAATTAGATCCAAAGGACGTGTTAGATTCACAATACTTCTTCGCATAAAAGGAGATAAAAACAACCATGAATACACTAACCACACCTATAGGTACAGCTCGTTATTGCTGGCTTACTAATCCTTCAAAGGGACAATACGACGGAGAGCACGGTCTTTACCGTTGTGAATTAGTCCTGGAGAAGTCAGATTGGGAAGCATTAAAAACGCAGCTTAAGCCTATCTATGACACAGCTTACGATGCTGAATGTAAGAAGCAAGGTAAGGAACTAAAGAAAGCAGAAACGCCTTTTAAGATCGACGCTGAAGGCAATCACTACATCAAGACGAAGTTGAAAGCAGGAGGTATTGATCGAAAGAATAAACCTTACACGCTATCAGTCGCTCGTCACGATTCACAAGGTAACCCAATCACTGATGACACTATTGTCGGAGGAGGCAGCCGGATTAAACTAGGAATCAAAGTACGTCCTTGGTTTGTCGCGCAACACGGATTTGGAATCACGCTTGAACCACACGCTGTACAGATTATTGAATTAGCAGAGGTATCAGCTGGTGGTAAATTCGACTTCACATCAGAAGAGAACGGTTACACACATGGCGGAGAGAGTTACGAGTTCTCCGAAGAAAAACCTAATGCCGAAACGAAAGAGGAGAACAAACCGCTCGCAGCGGACTTCTAATTTTCGTTCCGGATTTGAAGCGAAGACCGCTAACTATTTGAGGCGGTTGGGCATCGAGTTCGAGTACGAAAGTTTGAAGATCAATTATATGCGAGAAGCTACATACACGCCTGACTTTATATTACCTAATGGAATCATCATTGAGACTAAAGGGCTATGGAAAAGTGAGGATAGAACGAAGCACTTGCTGATCAAAGAACAACATCCCGAACTCGATGTCCGTCTTTGCTTTCAAAATGCATCAAATAAAATACGAAAAAACAGTAAGACTACATATGCTATGTGGTGCGAAAAGAAAGGAATAAAATACTGTGATAAAACCATACCAAAATCATGGCTGAATACAAAGAAATGCACACGGCGTGTCCGAGTTGCGGGTCAAGTGATGCCCGATCAGTCTACCTAGATGGACACACTCATTGTTTTAGCTGTGGCGAAACAGTTCAACCCAATAAACGAATGGAACCACAACAAGAAACCCAACAATCAACATTTATACACAATGGAGAATATACTAATCTTAACAGGAGAAACTTAACGGAAGCTACCTGTCGCAAATGGGGATATCAAATTGCGATAGTAAACGGAGAGCAAGCACAGGTAGCAAACTATCGTAGTCGTGACGGTAAACTCGTCGGTCAGAAAATCAGATTTGCAGATAAGTCATTCAAAATCAGGGGCGAGTTAGTCGGCTTATATGGTCAGCATCTATGGCGTGACGGCGGAAGAAAGGTCGTTGTAACTGAAGGTGAGATCGATGCTTTATCCGTAAGTCAGGCATTCGGACATAAGTGGCCTGTCGTTTCCATTCCGCATGGAGCACAGTCAGGAAAGAATCATGTATCACAAGCACTTGATTGGCTGGAACGCTTTGAAGAAGTGATATTCATGTACGACATGGACGATGTGGGTCGTAAGGGAGCGACGGAATGTGCGGCGTTATTAACGCCGGGTAAGGCGAAGATAGCAGAGCTCCCATTAAAAGATCCTAATGATATGCTGGTAGCTAATCGTTCAAAGGAGCTAGTAGATGCTGTTTGGCAAGCACGGGAATATCGTCCTGATGGAATCGTCGGGGCCGAAGAACTATGGGAAAAGATTACCGAAGCGAACAACGCGGAGACAGTGCCGTATCCCTACGACGAATTAAATCGAATGACATTTGGTTTGAGACGAGGAGAACTGGTCACACTATGTGCGGGCTCAGGGATAGGTAAGTCGTTGTTCTGTAGGGAGATAGCATATCATCTATTAGAGCAGGAACAAACGGTAGGGTACATCGCTCTCGAGGAGAGTGTCAGACGGACAGCCTTGGGAATCATGGGACTACATATAAATAAACAGTTACATCTTGAAGACGATGTTCATCACGAAGCGTTACGACCTGTATTTGAAGAGACCGTAGGAAACGGACGCTTTTATACTTACGATCACTTCGGGAGTTGTGACTCGGATAATCTATTAAATCGCATCAGATACCTATGCAAAGGACTGAACTGTAAATGGATATTCCTTGATCACCTCTCGATTGTAGTGAGTGGTTTTGACGGCGATGATGAACGACGCTTAATCGATAATACCATGACAAGACTGAGGTCGCTTGTTGAGGAGACTCAATGCGGAATGGTTCTTGTCAGTCACCTGAAGCGACCACCAGGCGGTGGACACGAAGAAGGACACGCCACATCCCTGTCCCATCTGCGAGGATCTCATGCGATACCTCAGTTGTCGGACATGGTGATAGGCTTGGAGCGTAATCAACAATCGGAACAAGAAGCAAACCAAACAAAACTACGCGTATTAAAGAATCGTTTTAGTGGCGACACAGGCGAGGCGGGTACGCTTTACTTCAACAAACATACAGGGAGATTAAATGACAAGGATACAACGGGCTTTAGACCTATTAATACTAACAATCAAAAGGTGGATACGAATCCTTTTTAAACGATGAGTAAACCACTGACATTATACTTCGACATAGAAACCAACGCGATTGAGGACTTCACACTACTGACAGATTTAGAAGTTATTCATTGTATTTCTATCTACGAACCACAATCCGAAAAGATCGTCACCTATAGCGGAACTTCTATTGAAGAAGGACTTCGACAATTAGACAGGGCGACTACCATCGTCGGTCACAATGTAATAAACTTCGACATTCCTGCGATACAGAAGCTATACCCTTGGCGACCTAAGGCACGGATCCTGGATACATTGGTATCTTGTCGTGCCGTGGATAGCGATATTGCATTACTTGATGCTGTCCGTGAAGACTTCCCTTCTGAACTGATGGGATCGCATAGCCTGAAAGCTTGGGGCCATCGATTAGGTATGGAGAAGATTGAGTTCGGGGAGGAATCGTTTGATAAGTTCTCGAAAGATATGCAGTTATACTGTGAGAATGATACGATCCTAACTGCTGCTGTCGGTCAATACTTACGACAAGAGAATCCAGCTACCAAGATGTTGAACATCGAGCACAACTTCGCTCGACTGATGCGGGCTCAAGAGTTCAGAGGCTTCGCGTTTGATGAGGATAAAGCTCGAGAACTTGTACGAGTATTAACGACGAGAAGGGCGGAACTGACAGACGACCTGCAAAAAATGTTTCCACCTGTAGTTGAAGAGATGAAGACTCCGTTGGGATGGAAGCTCGAAATTGAATGGGAGAAAGGGATAGAAGTTATAGTTGCCGATACTCAAAAGCAGATTAAGGAAGCTTTAAAAGTAAGGAATCTTAAACAAGTTCTAGTTAAGAACGCGGTAAGACTGGAGAATAAAACAAAACAGATACCGTTCAATCCAAGCAGTCGTGATCAGATAGCAGATCGCTTGAAGGAACTTGGATGGAAACCAAAGGTATTCACTCCTAACGGAAAACCAAAGATTGATGAAAGCGTGTTGGAAGCAATAGATCATCCATCTGCCCGAAAGTTAAACGAGTATCTTATGGTGTCTAAGCGTCTGTCTATGTTAGACGAAGGAGATAACTCCTGGTTAAACTGCGTGAGGAACGGACGCATCCACGGTCGTGTCAATTCAGGGGGAACCGTGACAGGTAGATGTACGCATTCGTTTCCCAACGTTGCACAAGTACCCGCAGTACGCGCTCCCTACGGTAAAGAATGTCGTGAGTTATTCCGAGCCGGGGACGGATACAAGCTTGTCGGTTGTGACGCAAGTGGACTCGAGTTGAGAATGCTCGCCCATTACCTTGCTATATATGACGGTGGTAACTACGCTAAGGAACTGCTTACGGGAGACATCCATAGTCACAATCAAAAGAAAGCGGGATTGGAAACACGTGATCAGGCTAAGACTTTTATCTACGCCTTTTTATATGGTGCTGGTCCCGTTCGTATCGGCGACATAGTCGGAGGTACAGCAAGAGACGGTAAGATGTTACAGAAAAGATTCCTGGCATCACTGCCTGCTTTAGCACGATTGAAAAGCGAAGTGGAAGATCGGGTAAGAAAGCACGGCAGACTACGCGGTATTGATGGTCGCGTATTACCG